GAAGTTGGAAAGTTGGTTGAGGATTGGACGGAACAAATACCTGTTGGGCAACAGGTTGAGATAACGGAACAACATTTCCAGATATTTGCGAGAGTGCCATAGATAGATCGTATTTACCATGGCCAGAACGAAATTCGGATTGAGTTAGCCACTGTGGGCGTGCCTCACCAAAATCTTTTGCCGCAGCACGAATGTCTTTTTTCGACATTATTGAACCATTAGTCTCGATCAGTTTAGACAAAAACTCGGCCTTGTTATTTGAATTCCACATATTATGTCCTTTCAGTGACATCATTACAATTACGAATCGGTAGTGATTCTTTCTATACTCTAAGCTACCATAGTCTAGGGGGAGAGTCAACCCCCCCATGATATTTTATTTGATATTATCGACAAATTTATTGAGCATTGCTCGACTTGTCTTTTTAGAAGATTGAAACTTTGCAAAGTTTTTTGCAATTTTTGAGTTTGTCATATCTGAGTCAATTTCAAGATCATCATCTCTTGCATATTGAGTACGCATATCTAAAAGATAATAATCATCATATCCACAATCATCAGCAGTAACAAAACCATTTTTAGACATTTGCCTTTTGGCTTTGGATACTAGCTGACTGTCCACCCAATTATCTTCTTTTCGAAAAACATACTGGCGAACCGCATTGCCTATTTCATAACGTCCACTACATAGGAAAAATCCAATCGAAGCGGCGTGATTATTTTTCTTGATGTTGGTCAACAAAAATTCTTGGGCGTACTGCGATTCTGGATTGTGTGCTTTTTTGCCTGTTGCAAAAACACTTATCCTTCCAGTTTTCTCATCAGTAAAAACAAATTGTCTATTGTTCGAGCGGCGGAAAGAATAATCACGGATTTCATTCATAAACCCTCCACGTTCTACATAACTAATTCCATCTCCGGCATCCCCATCGGACAAAACAATGAAACTTGTTTTTTCGACATTATTTTTCCTTTTAAATTCTGAAACAACTTTATCAAGAATTAAAAGACTATTATTAAGGGGCGTACCACCAAGTGTTAAATCAACAATATTTTTATTATTTGTGGCCAAATAATAAAAGTTTTGGGTTGCATATGCGAGAAACAGAAAATCATTACATTGCTGTTTAAACCTCTGCGAGCTCGCGGTATTGCTCGATAGAACATGGTACAATGCAGTGCTTGGATCTATCTTAACTCTACCAATTGGTTCGCCTGCTGCAAGAAACGCATTTTTCTTTACATCGGACTGTGGGCCTCGATCAGTAAAAAGATATACATCGAAAGGAATGCCAACTCGTTTGCAAAAAGTCGAAAGAATTACAGTCTGAACTACTGTTTGATATATTGTCTGGTGCATCGAACCAGACCAATCAATCATCATCACCATACCATGATTTTTTCCAGTAGGGATGTTGTTTTTGCGTTTAAAAATGTCATCACTCAACTTATAAGACCAAATCTTGCTAGTATTGATATTTCCAGATTTCGTTTCATAGCTCGACGCATACTCTTGAGCAGATTTTTTCATTTCAAATTCTTTAACCAAATAAGAAATTTGAGAATTGTTTTGTTTCAGTACCGATTGATATAGTTGAGTTGCATCCATCAACCCCGATCCATAATTTCCAGCACGATATGCATTTTTCACTCCGTCAATAGCTCTTGATATTGTATCAATATCAACGACATAATCTGAAAGATTGATATCGGGAAGGGTAAGATATTTAATTTCTGGGGCATCTTTATCAATCATATCTTTCATATTATTAGAGGCGGTTTTATCAGTCTCAGAGCCAAATTCTTTCTCTGCATCGAATGGTTCATCACCACTCTTTCCACCAGATGTATCACCTGTTTTGCCGTCGTTATCTTCATTATCTGTTTTTTCATTGGACTGTGCAGATGATTGTTGATCGCCTTTATCATCTTGACCTGCTGGTGCTTGATTATCACCTTCGCCTTCTTCACTATCGCCTTGGCCAGATTGTTGTGTCATATCCTCTTCAGATTCAGACTGTTCTTGTTCTACAGGCGAACCATCAGAGTCTCCATCAGAGTCTCCATCGGAGTCTTGAGAGTCTTGCTGATCGTCATCACTTTCTTCTTTTTCGGAGAATTCCATTGAGTAACCACCAGTGACAGATTCGGTAGATTGTTGTTTTTGTTTCAGAAAATTGTAAATATCAGCAGCCAGATCCGCAACATCTTGAAAAGTTTCGGTTAGAATGGCGCGGGCAACAAAATCAATCTCATCCGTGGCAAATAGGCCAGGAATATCAACATCTGTCATGGAAGATTTATAGTAAATATTGATACGGTCAATCAGTCCCAATTTCCGTATATCTTTATCTTTGATGCCAAAAAAGTTTTTATCATGCAACTCTTGATATGCACGATAAAAAGGCGGACGCAGGCCCGGAAATTTTTTCTTCGCATTTTTTTCAATACGAACATCTTCAACAACGTTCACAAAATCTTTGTTAGACCGAGATATTGCATCAGAAAGAACTTCTATGTCAGTAGGCGTCCAAATGGCATGCCCTACTTCATGTCCCATAAACAAATCATAAAGATTGTTAGACATTTCCTTCCAGACAGGAACAACCAAAATTCTGTTGACTACATCAAAATGTGCCGTTTCCACATTTTTTTGGTGTTGAACAGAAATATTCTCTTCTGCCATTAGTTTGGCGAGGAGACTTTTAGATTGTTTGGTGTATAGTACGTTATTCATCACATCCCTTTCAGAGAATCATCATCTATTACTTACCTATAAGCTATCAGGCTCAGATGATTCTGTCAAGGGCGTGAGCGGGGTTTTTTTAATTTTTTATGGCCATGGCACCGACAAATGTGTGGTTTTGCCAAAAAGATTGTACATCGTTAAACCCTGCATATTTCAACATATTAACAATTTCGTTCCATGTGTTAGGTTTCAACATACTTCTAAGAGTTCGCTCTTTATCCATAATATCTTCAGTACCAAAATGTTTTCTTTTGTAGTCATAAAAATTGAATGTCAACATATCTTGAAAATTTGCACTCTGACAGACTGTTTTTTCGGCAAAGATAAAGGCACCGCCCTCATTCAAGCCATCATAAATTCTCTGAATAGTATGGCGTCTGTCATTTTTTGACATAAATTGCAAAGTAAAAATAGAAGTGATAAGAGAGGCATTTTCGAATTCGGTATCCCTAACATCTTCATGGCGCAGATCAACAGACGCCCAAGGATGTATTGTATTGATATGTTCCTGTCGCTGCAACATATCAACGTAAAAACCATCTGCAATCTCGATTCCAACATAATTAGCCTCGGCGCAAAAGTCCTGATTAGCCTCCAACATTCTTTGAGTTAGTTTTCCAGTGGAACAACCAATGTCATAAACATTTGTACCCTCCTCAACAAAATACCGCGATAATGAAATAACATCATCGAGAAGATCTGCGTACCCGCGAATACTCTTATCAATATGTTCGTCAAAACCTTCTTTGCGATGTGCAAAAGTGAAGTCAGCCATTATTTTAATCCTTTCAAGACAACATCGTAAACAGACGATGCAATATGTTTCATCATAATAGGGGGAACCATTCTTCCAATTCTTTCGGCCTTCTGATTCCATTTACCAGTTAATTTAAAATCGTCTGGCAACGATTGTATGCGTTTTAACTCTCCCAAGGTTAGTTTCCTCGGTTCCGACCAGTGAAACGCACCAGCGGTTGTCTCAGCGCTTCCCATGGCAGTTAGCGTGGGCGCAGGAACGTATTGCGACACACGTTTAAGATTGAAATGATGCCCTTTAGGGTGATAATCCATTCCGGTCAATACTTTAGGCGGGTCGAGTTCCATTTTACTGCCAGTATCTCTCCAATATGCAGTATTGGTAAATTTCTCTGTCAAATGCAATACTTCTTCATCATCATACACCAAATCGACCAATGCGTCTTTTAGTGGAATAATAGTTTTACTGGGTTGTGGAAAAACATTTTGAATAGACATAAAATTCAATCCAACCAGATCTGCGATATCTTGGCGAACTCCAATAAAAATAACCCTAGTACGAGTCTGAGAAACGCCAAAATACCTACTATCCAAAACCTTATATGAAATGTTATATCCAATTTCTTCAAAACGATTCAATATCTGATTCAACATTTCTTTTGCCTCGCCGATAGTCAAACCTTTGACATTTTCCGCGACAATAACTTTGGGCCTAATATCATCAGCAATGCGTAAAAAATCAAAAAACAAATCTTCAATATTTTCAACCATTTTTCCATCAGAATAATTTTTAGTCTGGCCCCAGCCATCTGAATGTTTGCCGCTCTCTTTTCGAATATGAATATTTCCTTCAAAATCCATATATTCCGTTTCTATACTATTGTGCGACAACTTTCCGGCCACTGAAAATGCAGAACACGGTGGCGATCCATCAAGTATATCAATTTCACCAACATCGACGCCTGCAGCATTCAAAAAATCAGCACCTGACAACTCTTTTATATCGCCCGACAGAATAGGAGTTTTTGGATAGTTTTCGGCATATGTATTACACGCCTCCTCAACAAATTCATTCACACATAAGACATTGCCGCCGGCGAGGCGGTAGCCAGTCGAAGAACCGCCGCCGCCAGCGAAAGTCGATATAACCTTAAATTTATTTTGTTCTGATGCGCGAATGACATCATGCATATTGTATGGGATATATTGCAATTGTTAGTGCCTCTAATTTCGGTTTATAGAATCAATAGTACCACAAAATCCAAGACATGTCAATACTATATGAAAAATTTTATTCATCGATCATAACGTGACTGAAATTTTTAATTTTCTCGAATTTTACAATCTCTTTGAATTTGTCAAAAAGAATATCGCCTTTGTGTGATATGACAAAGACATTATTACCTCCCAATGTGTTCAAGAGTTTCAAGAACTCATCTGTACCTGAGGCGTCCAAACTACTATCAAAAACCTCATCAAGAATCAGTAAATTTGTATTGACACTATTTTTCATTTTTGCGATTTCACGCCATGTGAATAGTAATGCAAGATCGACTCGCATTTTCTCACCTTCTGAGAATGAGGCATAAGTAAATCCTTCGCGGCCTCTGGACTTGATATTTTCCGAAAACTTTTCATCCATAGTGAAATTAACGTAAAAGTCCATTTCCTGTAGATATTTGTTTATCAGTTTATTCATAATAGGTAGGTAGTATTTCACGATAGAAGTTTTAACGCCCGAATCTTTTAGAAACTGAGATGCGACCACATAATAGTTTTTTGTCTCAGTCAGGTCGCGCCTCTCATCGTCCAAATCTTTAAGATTTTTTCTCAACTCTTTAAGTTCTGTTTCAAGTGTTTTTACGCTGCCCTGATCACCCTCTGCAACATCTATTTCGCCCTCGAGTTCGTCTATATTGCGTTGAATAAATTCTTCTTTGTTTTTATTAGATTCTATCACATTTCTTAGCGATAAAATATGAGACTTTTTACCTTCTATCTCATCTATTCTACTGTTTATTTCTGACATTTTTTTGGCTATAGATACAAGGGCAGTGGTGATTTCAGTTTTTTTGTCATGTTTTTCTTTTGTAATACAGTTCTTATGTTCTTCGTCAATAGTTTGTTTACATGTCGGACAGACATCGTTACTTTGAAACCAATCAACCTCTGTATCAATTTTTGAAATATTGTTAGAAAGTTGTGTCTCTAACTTTTCAAACTTCTTTCTACTTTTGGCCATAGTAGTTTCATCAACTATTTCCTGCAATGTCGCATCTTTTTCGATTACATATTGATCTATCGATTCTCTTAGTGATGCCTGCTCTTTCTTTTTTTCTTTGATTTTACTTTTCATTAGTTTGATAGAATTTTTCTTTGTATTTTTTGCCTCTTCAATAGTCCTATCTTGCAACTCAATTTTGTAGTCCTGCAATTCGCGGTTTTTCTCATTTGTAAAAAGAGAATCTTTCAAGATAGAGGCCTTAGATTTAAGAATATCATTCATAGAAGAAAATATTTTAATGTCCAGAATGTCCTCGATAATATCTCGACGGTCGTTTGCGCTCAATTGCATAAACGGCACAAATGTCGCACTCCCCAAAATTACTGTTTGTGTGAATGACTTGTAATTCAATTTCAAGATATTTTCTTCTAGGTAGATCTGACTATCACGAATCTTAGAATCTTGATCCAACATTTTGCCATTGATGTATATCTCAAAAATATTCGGTTTAATGCCACGTCGAACAAGATATTCGGTTTTACCTATCTTAAAATCTATCTCTATAACGCAATCTTTACTATTCACCGAATTGACTAGCTGTGGTTTGTTAATCTTTCTAAAAGATTTTCCAAATAAACTAAATGTCAATGCGTCAAGTATAGTAGATTTGCCCGCACCATTTTCACCTACGATCAATGTGGTCGGAGAATTATTTAATGATACTTCTGTAAAGTAATCACCAGTGGACAGAAAGTTTTTCCACCGGATTTTCTGAAATTCAATCATTTTAGGCCTTTTTCATAATATGGAAATTTTCAAGTAAACCCTTGCGTTTCTCGGCAGCACCTTCTGCGGCAGAAAAACCGCCCCACGAAATATTCAATAACTTGTCATATTTAAAATATTCGCAAGCAATTCTTTTCATATCATCACTAATTGGTGTTTTCTTGCCGGCGGCGCCGTAATCATGCACAATAACAAAACTGAATGTTGCTCCAGGCTTGAGGCAACGATAACACAATTCTACAGTAGGTCTCCAATATCCATCCAACCACTGTTCATATGTCTGGAAAGATTCATGTGACTGTTCTCCACCAGTATATACTTCTAAATCATAATAGGGCGGCGAGAAAAATACAGTGTCAAAGTGTTCTGCGTATTTCTCACTAAAATTATGTCGGTTGTCTAACTGTTCAGATGGACAACAATAAAACTCTGCCGTTTTAGAATCATCTACAAAAAATCCATTTCGCAAACCTTCACTATATTCGTGCAACAATCTTGACTTTTCGACTACTTCGGGAATCACATCTATGGCAACCATTTCATCATAACCAGAATTTGCAAGACCAATGACAGGGCTACACCATGACATAACCGGAGATAAAAGTTTCTTGCCGTCTGGAAATACGTTATTCAAAATCCAACTATATGTATATGGATTGAAAATAGAAGCCCTGTTCGATGTGCCGCGCAATATTGCAAAGAAATCATCATACCTACCTTGTGATATAAATTCCGCAACCTTTGGTGTTAGCAAACAAGAAATATTAAACTTGTTTATTGCCAATCCTGTAAAGGCATCCAACAAAGAACATTTTTCTGATGAATTTGATTTTCCAGTATCCCGATATATACCCTTATATGATATATTTCTGAGTAGGCGACCACTAGTAATTTCCTTACGGCCGTCTATAACATAACCGTTTTCAATTTTATTACTAGTTCTCTGCACATTGAAACGAAGAAAATTATCCATATCTTTCACGGCAATGTGTTTTTCAAACCAAATTCTCATCATGTATTCAAAATTTTCAATAAATCCGGTATATAGAGTTTGCGACCAAGAATCAAAATCAACATGTCTAATATCGTCTTCTGATAGTTTGAGAGAGAACTCATATAAAGATAATCTGTCAGCTGTATATGTCTGTTCAGACTCATACCTAAATTCTTCCAAAGTTGGTTTGGTATATTCACCAAAACAATCTACCATAAATTCATCATAATTATAAGTTATCACGTTTCACCTCTCAGAGCGGATACATATAGATCACGCATAATGTGTTTCAATTTATTCTTGTCTACATCGATCTCATAATTATCAATATAGTTTGTTAGTAGTGACATGGTATCTTCTGTTGTGTCAATGTCGCCATTTTCCTCAAATTCAAAATCTGTATCATCTACAATAGACAAATCAGCAACGCCCATCTTATAAAGATCGTCTATGAATATGTCAAATTTTAATTGTTCTGATTTATTTACGACAATCAGTTTTACATATTTGTCTTTCAAATCTGTCGGGACAGTCGGCTGGTCCAAAGACAGGTCCAAAGACACAGTTCCGCAGTCGTACCAAATTTTGTGGAACATGTTAAAAGGATTCGTGATAAAATCTAAATCATTATTATCCGTGTCTAGGATATGAAAACCTTTTGTGTCATTGCAGTCGTTCCAAAACATTTCATATGGAGCGCCCAAATAATGAATTGCACCCTGACTCGATTTTGTATGAAAATGGCCCGAACAAACAAGGTCAAACTTTTTGAAAAGTTTCATGTCCATACCACCCTCGCATTTGATACCTCGCATCATTTCAAAACCATTCAACTCTAAATGTCCAAGCGCAACCTTTGCCTTGGACTTCTTGATGTGTTTTACTGTGTCGGTATGATTTTCAGCGTTTATCCAAGGTACAAAACAAATATCAGTACCACCAATATTAAGAGTAGTTGCTTCCGTAAATGTCTTAAAACCATCTCCAAATAACTGATCCATCGAGTTGATACGATTTGTGTTTTTGTAATAAACATCGTGATTGCCGATAATAAAATAAGTGTCATATTTTTTCAACTTTTCAATAAATCCAGACTTTAGCCCGTCCAGAATATTGTAGTTGATAAACTTCCGCCTATCAGTAACATCGCCAAGATGAATAATAGTATCAATATTATTTTCTTCGAGATAAGGAAAAAAGACTTCATCATAAAACCTCATAAAATATTCATGGAACAACAAAGAGTCGCCACGCGCACCGAAATGGGTGTCCGTAATCAAAGCAATTTTCATAAGGTTTTATTTTCCTTTTCGATCTTTGCCTCTTTTTGATCTCTTTTCTCTTTGGCCTTTTCTTTTTTCTTCCTCTGATTTTCCTCAAAGTCTACTAAAAAATCATCCATATTTCCTTGAATAAATTCTAAAAAATTATTCTTGACTGGCGATCCATTGGGGCCCTGCATAATCTCATCTATTAATTCTTGGTTCTCCATGGCCTTATATTTTACATAAGTCTGTTTCTTTTCTTTTTGAATTCTGCGAATAAATGCGTAATAGATAATTTGGGTAAAATATGCAAATGGATTGCTTGACTTTTCTGGATTAAAATTGTCTATATACAAAAGACAATTTTCTATACCATCAGATATCATTTCTTCTTTATATGTGTAGTTGATAAAATTTGGTTTGTAGGATAAGTGCTGGGCGATCTTCATAATGCATTCCCCAATATAATTGGGAACCCGCGGCCTTTCTCCATCTTCATCCTTTGATTTATCAACACTTTCTTTATACTCGACCATTGCAACCAACAATTTTTTGTTGTCAACATAATGGTGCCTAACTCTTTTTGCCATAACAATTCCTTAAATATTTTATTACTTTCATAGTACCACAGATACCAAAATTTGTCAACACCTTTGCAGAAATAAATTCTTCAGAAAACGTCTTGACGAATCATTTGGGGTATGTTAGCATGGCTATGTTGAGCCTTAAAGAATATCTTAATGATATGTCTTACTAGTATTCAACATGTCCATATAATCTTCAAGAGTGTATTCTTCTTGATCCGTTTCTTTTTGTGGATTTTTTATTTTAGTAAAGGCGTCATTTGATTCGATCACGGCGCGTCTTTCTAAAATATATTCGTAATGTTCTTTCAATTCAATACTAGGGTTATTGACAGTTATTATATTAAACGTGTCAATAACTG